TGTACAGCGCCTGCTTTAAACATTGGTTGAAGCCCTTCAAATAATCTATCCTTTTTCTTTTGGTTATAATTTTTAATACCTTTTTCAATTCCTGGTAAAAACATTCCTTCACTTTTACTTCTTTTCATAACATAGTCTCTAAGCATTTCTTGATATGCTATTGTTTCTATATTTATTCTACGAATCGGTTGGTATCGTTTTGTAATTTCAAATATCTTGTCTGCACAGTCCATTGGTAATACTCGCTCTCTCCAATATTCAATAACATAATAATCAAAACTATCGGTGACACCAATAACCATAATAACACTATAGTCATTCCTAACACCAACTGTTGAAGCGGGGTCCACACCAATGTATATATTGACATATTCTTTCCTTCCATCGTCAAGCTTAATATACCAAGAATCATACTCCTGGTCAAATCTAGCAAAACCTTTGTATTGCGCATTATTTATATCTTCTTCACTAAATATTTGGTCTTCAGGAGACTTAGCTTGATTCATATACTCTTGATAAAACTTAGCTGGCGTTCCTGAATCTATATAAAATTGCTTTCTTTCTTCTAGTTTTTTAACTGGCCATCTTGAAGGCCATATAGGTTTACCGTCCTCTAGGGCTTTTCTTGTAAATACTTCCCAAGCAAACTCTTCACCTGTTTTTTGACATTCTTGATGTTTAGTTACTAACCCATTTAAAAAACTATCATAATGGACAATAGTACCATTACACCATAAAAATCCTTTTTTATCAAAATCAATAGCTGGATATACTGCAGCTGTTACCCATTCTTTAATTTGACGTCTAGAGTCAGGCGTTTTAGTATTTAACTCTGATTCAAAGTCATCAAGAACTATTCCAGTATATCTTGTAGAATTTTGTTTTTTACCCCTTAACCTTTGTGAGGCACCCTTACCAATCATTCTACAACCATTTTTTAAAGTAAATTCTGTTTTAGTCCATTTATCACCTTCTAAATCCCCAAAGTAATAATGTATAGCTGGATTACTATATATATGATTTTGAATCCATGATATATTATCTACAGCCTGGTCTTGCGCCTCACCTACCCAAGCTATAAACTGTGGCTCATCTTTGCTTGCAAATAAAAACTTATGCATAATAGCAGTTGCTGCTAATGTAGATTTTGCATGGTCTCTAGGTAAAACAAGTGCTAATTGTTGTTTTGTAGGATTTAAAAATAATTTACCAACTTCTTTGTGAAAACCTGGTGTTGCTGATGCTAAAAAGTCTTGTGGGCTAAATAATTTACCAAATGTAATTAAATCATTATAAGCTAAATGAAGAGCTTCTTCGTTTTTGCTAACATTGCCATTAAGATTTAAATTGGCCATTAAGGGGTATAAGGATTATTTCTTGCTACAGCTAGTAAGTATGAAGCTAAGTTTTTATCCATTCCTTTAGATTCTGGATTTTGTTGCAAGCTTTGAGCTGCTTTAGTATAGGTTGCTTCGTTTATACTTCCGTATCTATCATCATCATAATACTTGTCTGCAGTACTGGATATAACTTTCATTGTACTATCTGGATTTAAAACTCTAAATAAATCTCTAACTCTTCTTCCTTCAGACATTCTTGCAAGTCTTGCAATTTTTGCCTGTGGGTCAGCATTTTCTATTAATTTATTTATTTCACCATGTGCGCCTCTATGTTCACTAGGAGACACACTGTCCATCATATAATTGATTAAATTATTTAAAAACCCTTGCTCTTCAAATGGTTGAGAGCTAAAGTCTTCATAATCGTAACCGCCTTGCATTTCTTTGTTTCCCATATTAAAATTCCTTCATAAGTTCAAAATGAGGAAAATCATCAAAATTATTATCATCTACCTCAAAGTTTTTATTCCAATCGCCTCCCCAGCGAATATTTATTTCCATAGACTGAGCAATCCCCATGACAAAGCCAGCAAAAAGGTGGAAACGCTCTCTATCATCCCAATCAATAGGATAGGGAACAACATCAGCAGCCATAGAAGGCTTAGCGTTATGACGACCATTAGGATATTTGACTTTAGTTCTTTTCTTTTCAAAAGCTTCGTTTTGCTCCTGTTTATTTCTATGCCCGCAAATAACCGAACAATCAACATGTTTAATAACTTCATTAAATAAATCTTGTAAATCTTCATGACATGTTGCAAGGTTCTTTCTTGACCTACTTCCAAATTTTGGCATAATTACTCCTTATCACATTTACACTTAATATTTTTAGGTAATAATGCTATTTTTTCTAATAAATTAAGGCGAGACTCTATTGCTTTAACTTTTACATCTAATTCATTATCGTCAAATACATATGACATTATTTTGTCTAACCTAAAATGTTTTGTTAATTTAGCAGCTACAGAGTTTATAACCATTTTAGTAAGTATCATTCTAAATCCATTAATATTTCTTCAAGCCTATCAAATCTATTATCTAGTTGCGTTTCTATTTTTGCAACGCTAACTTTTAAGTTGACAATGCTTTTTTCGTTAAATTCTACTTTTTTAACAGTTTTTGCTTGCTCTAAATTAATATTTTCAACTTTGTTAGAGTTTATACCATAAGATACTGCAGCTCCAATAATAACTGAAGCTATTGTAAGTATAGACCCTATAGAAATTTTTTTATCTATCACGACATACCTCTCATTTTATTTTTTACTGCTTTACCATATTTAGCTTTTACTTTACCAGAACGAGTTGCTTTACGTTTTTTTTTATTTTCACTAGCTTTCTGTGAAGCAGTTAATCCGCGTCTAACAGATTTAGGTAAGTATCTACCTCTATCTTTTTTAGGTTTACGCCTATCAGAAGCATTAATATAATCCCACTCTTGGTCTGTCCAGTTCTTTAAAGACTTTTGAGACTTTTTTAACATTTTTATTGTAGTAGGCATCATAATGATATTATCGTCCCAATCAAATGAGTACGCTCTCATGGTGTTTGGGTTCGAGACGTTTTCTTTTAATGTATTAGTTACCCTTAAAAGTTGTTCTTTTGTTATGATAATATTATTCTTCATATATAATAAATACAAATTAATTTTGTTTATTCACTATTTTTAGTTATCTTTGTATTATGAAAAAATTATTAAAATTACTTTGTGTTATATTATTAGTTTCTTGTGAAAAAGAACC